TTGTTGGCCAAAATTAGAGACCATAGAGGATTAAATGATTAGTTATGGAAAAAACATTTCAAGTAAATTTGAATGACACAGATTTAAACAAGGCACTTGAGGATATTATCCAGCATAAAAACAAAAAGGAGATAGCAAAACTGTTATCTCCTTTGTTGTTAGATAATCTTGAGGCTTGTGATTGGTTATTTAAACTTATGTTAGGTAGTAATCTTCCAGATGTTATACCTGATAATACTTTATGCTTAGTAGATATCAATAACTTAAATTATACTGTTGATAAATCTTTATTGTTAGGTTCAAAATTGGACAATGGTAAAGGTAAAATAGTATGTACTATAGAAAAATTCCGTGGTTTTCACAATACTTTCTATACTTATGATATTAAACATAAAGTAATTTTAGAATCCGGTGAAATAAAATATTCAATTTCAGGCACTTCTTATAAATCATTAACAGTAATAGAAGAATTTTAAGATATTGTGTATCTATGGATATGCTTTTCCAGAAATAATAAGGGGGTCAAATGACTCCCTTTTTATTGTACTTAGCTATATAATGTCAAATATTTAATTTAAGCAGTACAATATAATCTATAAAATTATATATTTACTGAACTTTAAGTTTTAACAATGTTGTATCAGCTTCCTAATGGAAAAGTTATATTTCTAACAATAGATCAATACCTAGATCTAACTGATGAAGATATCCAATTTATGGTATCAAGAAATAGTGGTGATTATTGCCACAATCCCTACAGATTCAGCTATAGTTCAGAATGCCAAAGAAAAATTTTATGATTTTGATTATCTTCATGATGATGATGATGAAAATAACAAGTCAGGTCCTGATGATGAAGGATTTGATGAAATAATTGACATAATTACCCCTTTGGATTTATAATACTAGCCCTAGTATTATCACTTATCATTTAGACAGAGTACCTAAATGATATAGTACACTCTACTCAAAACAATCTAATTATTTATTTATTTATTTTTAAAACTTAAAGTTATGGACTCTAAAGTAACAGTAATTGCAGATGAAACAGGTGCAGTAATCAATTTATCTGCTAACAACCCAGAATTTGGATTTGTAAAAGTTCAACAAGTAAGAACTATGATTGATGACAATGGTTTCTTGAAAAGAAAACCAGTTAATGCATTAATTCAAGGTAAAATTGAAGAGCTAAGAGAAGCTGGATTTTATGCTGGACAACAAATGGATGGTAAAATTGTAATAGAAGAAGCATTACAACCATTTAACAAAAAAACTCCTGAGAAAGATCTTAAGGTAGCAGGTGATACTAATATTGTATGTACATTAGGTGGATTACCTATCTACAGAAGAACTAAATTTACATTTACTTCTAATGTTGCAGACAATTTAATTAAACATGACAATGTTGATGAGTTAAGAAGTGCTTATAGTAATAAGGCTACTAATACTGCAATCAAACCAAATGGAGATTTCTCTATCTAATTAAAATTAACCCAATTATAAGGGAGCTAGGAGACTAGTTCCCTTTTTTTATTTATGATTAAATGTATATGATTATGGAAAAGCTAAAACAAGACATCAGAAATTATCAGTTGTATGCAGGTAAAACCTATATGCAGTATGAACAAGACAATTACAGTCAATATCAAAACTATCTATACAAAAGAGCATTGTATGGATTAGATTCAATAACAGAACAAGAGCTTACAGGAATGTGTAGTAAGAAGAAACAAAGAATAGTTAATGTATATAAGAGAGCACAAATTGTTGTAAACAAAATTAAACAACAAGCTACTATTAAATATACTAATGATTTCTTTAAAGCCTTCTTTCCAAAGAGTCCATTAACAGATGCTTTTTTACAAGATACTGAGACTGATGATAATTTTAAAAATGTATTAACTTTTAAGGAGTTAAACATTAAAAAGGATCAAATTATTAGTATTTTTATAGAAGAAGGTATTTTGCCTAAAAACTTTATGAGTTTACAAATAGGACCTAATGAACTACCAAGATTAAAACAAACTCTATAAATGAAGACTAAACTCAAAGAATGTGATGGCTGTAACAAGCCGTCACATATTTGGAAAAACCATGAAGGTTTTAAATACTGTAAATACTGTTGGAGTGCTCAGAAAGCAATTGATGAAGACAAACCAATTAAATCTATAGTATATAAAATACCTCAAGTATCATCTAAGAGAAAGAAAAAGGATACTGAATATCTTAAATTAAGACAAAGATTCTTTAATGATCATTCTATGTGTGAAGTAGCTGTTCAAGGTTGTAGTTACAATGCAACTGATGTGCAACATACTTACGCAGGTGCTAACAGAGAATCATTCTATCTAGTACAAAGTACTTGGAAAGCAGTATGTAGAAATTGTCATAATTGGATACACAATAATCCTGAACAAGCAAAAATTATGAACTGGTTAAAATAATATGATATGATAAAAGATAGGCAAGAAATTCAGATGGAAGCTTTAGCTACCACTGATACAAAAAAGAGATGTACTGTAGTATTAGGTACTGGTGTAGGAAAGACACTGGTAGGTTTAAATCATATGGAAAGAAATACTACTCCTTTGAATAAAGTATTAGTTGTAGCACCAAAGAGATCTATCTTTCAATCCTGGATTGATGATGCAGAGAAATTTGAATTGCAACATTTACTTGGAAGGATTGTATTTTCTACCTACCTCAGTTTAAATAAACATAATCCAAGAGATTATGATATTGTATATCTTGATGAAGCTCACAGTTTACTTAATTCTCATAGAAACTTTCTTGAGAACTATAAAGGTAAGATACTAGGTCTTACAGGTACTCCGCCTAAACATGGAGGATCTGAGAAAGGACAACTTGTAAAAGAGTTTTGTCCTGTAGTATATACTTTCAAAGCAGATGAAGCTATAGAAAACAAAATCATTAATGATTATCAGATTATTGTTCATGAGATTAGTCTTGGTACTGATAAGAATTATGCAGTAAAGAACAAGAATCTTACATTTAAAACTTCAGAGGTTGATAATTATAATTATTGGTCTAGAAGAATTGATGTTGGTTCCGGTCCTATACATATTCTTAGAGTAATGAGAATGAAAGCAATGATGGAGTATCCAACTAAAGAAAAGTATGCTAAGATATTATTTAATAATATAGATAGTAAATGTATCTTATTTGCAAATACTCAAGATCAAGCTGATAAACTTTGTGACTATAGTTATCATAGTAATAATCCTGATTCTGATAGAAACCTAGAACTCTTTAAAGAAGGTACTGTAAACAAGTTATCTACTGTATTACAATTAAGTGAAGGTGTTAATATTCCAAATTTAAAACAAGGAATAATAATGCATGCTTATGGTAATGAGAGAAAGGCTAGTCAGAGAATTGGTAGATTACTAAGACTTAATCCAGATGATAAAGCAATCATTCATATACTATGTTATGTGGATACTGTTGATCAGAAGTGGGTTACAGATGCATTAGAAGGTTTTGATCAAAACAAAATACTATGGAAGGATTTTAATATTAAACTATAAATGCTTATATTACATTATGGAAACTACTAAAACACATAAAGTAAACATAATAAATGATGAAAGTAATTCATTTCCTTATGTAGCTGCTTGTTTAATTAAATTTTGTGACCATGAACCTATTCAAGCTGAACAATGTGCTGTTATAGCTCATCATACAGGAAAATGTACAGTTAAAACTGGAAATTTTGATGATATGTATGACTTAAAAAGTAGATTTGATTTAGTATACATCCAATCAGAAATAGAAGAATATGCAGGTGATATGTATTAATGATGAAAATAAACCTGTAAGAATATCATCTAGTGAATGGATTAAGAAAGGTGAAGTGTACACAGTAATTAAAGCTGTAAGAATGGGGTTGCAGGCTGGTAAGTTTGGATTTTTACTCAAAGAAGTCCAGTTATCTGAAATGTCTTTTCCCTATGAGTTTTATGACTCAACCAGATTTGCTATTTTTGACAACAATGTAGTTAAAGAAGAAGCAATAAAAGAAGAAGAAGTATTATTTGATATCTAATCCTAAGGAGGTGTTCTGCCTCCTTTTATTTACCCTATTTTATGGAATACACCACATATGATGTAGTGCAAGAATTTAAAAAATTGTTTCTAGCTAAAAAAGAAAAAACAAATGAAATTATAGAAAGAAGAAGCTATCTAATAGGTATTCTTTACTATAAGTTTAAACTTACTGAACAAGAAATATTTACTCATACTAATTTGTTGAGTAGATCAGCAATTAATTATACTAAAAAGATTGCAATTGATAGATTAAGAACAGGAGATGCAAGATTTATTGATAATGTATCTGACCTAATTGAAAAGTTTCCTTTTGACTTTACAGAGGCTTGTGGTAAAGTGGTACATTATACCCACTCTACAGTAGAAGTAACAATCAAGTTAAATTATAAAAATTATGCTAGGCTTACTAAGTATATGAAAGCAAAGAAAATTGGAGAAGATAATTTAGCTGTTCAACAACTCTTATTAACAACATTAAAATTATGGGAAGAATGAAAGAACTTTATATGCAGCTGTTAGAAATATATGATGGAGAAATACCTGAAGATATTACTATAGAAGAAGCACAAAAAATAATAGGTATAAAAACATTAAACTTGGAAGGGTATGAAGAAGCAGAAAGAACAAGAAAACATCTGGAGTCTGGAGAACCAGATAAAAGAAAAACCAAAAAAAGTAATAACTTGTAAATCTTTAAAGTTTAAACTTGTAAATAATACTTCTAACATTAGAACTAATAATGAAGAGGGAGACTAAACCATGTTTTACATGTAAAATGGAATTAGAGCTTACTGAATATGCAGTTAACAATAGACTATACAAGAATGCTAGTCAGAAAGGTGTAGTATATGTATGTAAAATGTGTGAATTTAGAAAAGCTATTAAAGACCTAAGTAATGTAAGATACAACTTTGAAATTAAGAATTTTGAAGTTAATCACTTTGCAGATTTAAATGAATTAGTTAACTGGTATAAAGAAAAAGGAGAATTATGAAACCAAAAACAAAATTAAAAGTGCTTAAAGCAAACTATAAAGTTATATCTGAAATGGCTGAATGTTTTTCTCCAACAAGTAAACATAGAGCTTTGGTTATGATGAATAGTAAATTAAAAAGTATTCTAACTGATATTGAACAAACAAAACATGAAAAAGGAAATGGCTAAGGTAATATTAGAATTTGATCCTATAGAAGAATCTCAGGATTTAAGGTTTGCAATTGATGGTATGAAATGGTGGTCTGCTCTTTATGAATTAGATCAACACTTAAGAGGTATTGTTAAATACTCTGGAGCACATACTGATGATGAACTTGCTTTTGCAGAAAGTATTAGAGAAAAAATTAGAGAAATAACTAATGACAACAATTTAATATTAGATTTATGAAGGTAGCAATTGTAATGTTGATTTTTATCACTGCTATGTTAGTTATTCTTATTGTAACAAATAATTCTGATGACAATGGGAAAAAAGATAAATAAACAAATATTAAATCTTATAGAAAGTATATGTGATGAACATTATGCAATGAGTAAAAATGTTGATGTCAGTATTGCTTATCTATGGAATATGAGAAAAACAGGTGAAAATAAAGGTAACTACAAACTATTTATATTCTTAGCAGAAATTAATCTGCTCACAGTGATGAAATTCATTACTGAAGAAGAAAAGAATAGTTTTATTAAACTATTAGAATCTGAAGATATAGACAATAGATATATTGCAGCTACTGGAATAAATTATTTTAGAACTGCTAGAGTTAAGAAGTATGGTGAGTTTAAGTCTTTAGAAGATCCTAATTATGATGTTATAAAAGATTACACTCATAATATTATTAATTTTAATATGTTTAACAATTATAATAGCATATGTCTGAACAAGATTTAATTGAATTAGGTTTTAGTAAACAAGTTGTTCTTGTTAAAGAAAGTGGTAATGAATATGATTATTACTATTATACATTAGATTTAATGGAAGGTATTGCTTTTTATTCATCTAGTAATGATGAGATGATTGATGGTAATGTATTCATAAAATCTTTTGAAGTGCCTAATATGCACATAACAAGTAGATATGACTTTGAAAATTTATTAGAAGTATTAAAAAATTGTACAAATGTTCTCAGGTAAATTAATTAAGAAAGATGGTAAGTTAGTTTATTCAAATCCACAGAATAAATTAGCATATGAATTATTTATTCAAAAACTTTCTGAAGGTCAGGAAGTAGATATCTATATTGATCTTGCAAATGCAGATCATAGTAGAGCTCAAATAAATAAAGTACATGCATGTATTAGAGAACTTGCAAAGGAATCAGGGTATACTTTTGAAGCAATGAAGTTACTTGTAAAAGAACAAGCTGGTCTCTGTTATGAAGCAGAAGGCCAGCTTGAATGTAAATCATTTGGAGATTGTAGCAAAGATGAACTTTTATTAGCTATTGAATCTTGTATTGAAATTGGAAAAATTATGAATGTTAATCTTGGATAACAGGTGCTACAAATCCTTCATCACCAGGTTCTAATACTTCTTTTTCTACATACATTTCTTGTTCTTTAGATTGTGTTTCTATTTCACTTAAAAGTAAAGCTGTAGTGTAAAAAGATCTTTGTAAATCATCAAGTTCATTATAAGGTTTGGTAACACAGTCCTTTAAATAAGATTCTTCAGGATTTTTGGAATGCATGTCCTTTACAATGTTAAAGGATAAAGCTTTTACCATTAGATAAAAATTTCTGTTTACTTTGATGCTTATGATTGCATCTTCTTTCATTTCTTTTACTTTGACCATGTTGGTTATTATTAAATTATTTTAGATAAAATTATGAAACAAAAACTAGATATAGAAGAAATTAAAGAAAAATTGTATGAAAAGTTAGTACCATCAGGATGGGGAAGAGTACTTAAGTCATTTATATACAGTGCAGATTTTGATAATATTATTACTCAGTTAGCAAGATTGTCTTTAGATGGTAAAAGATTTACTCCTCCATTAAAAGATATATTTAGAGCTTTTGAGGAATGTTCTTATAAAGATTTAAGTATTGTTATTGTTGGTCAAGATCCATATCCACAGTTTGGTGTTGCAGATGGTATTGCATTTAGTTGCAGTAAGACAAATGAATTACAACCAAGTCTTAAGTTTATACTAGAAGAGATTAACCGTTCAGTATATAATGGTCATGAAGAAAGTAAAGATGTAAATTTAGCCAGATGGTCTAATCAAGGTGTATTACTGTTGAATACTGCTCTTACTACTACAATAGGAAAGATGGGACAACATTATAATATCTGGAAACCATTTCTTGCATATTTATTTGATTACTTGACATGGAATAATACAGGATTAGTTTATATCTACTTAGGTAAACAAGCTAAAGAATGGTCAGAGGCTGTTAATGATAATAACTACAAGTTTTATCTTACACATCCTGCTAGTGCAGCATATAATAATTTAACAGCTTGGGATTCTCAATTAGTATTTGTAAAAACAAGTGACATTTTATTAAAGAACAATAACAAAAAAATGATTTGGTGATGACAGAAATATTTGCAAGATTAATCCAGGAGAAAATTACTCCAAATACTTATTATGTATTACACTGTATAAAAGAAAAGATTGTTCCATTTAAATTTGTTAGTAAAGATTTAGAAATTTCTAGATTAATATCTGATAATTGGTTGGATGAAAATTTGCAATTAACTAGTAAAAGTCTTATTTTTATTGAAGAACTAAACGGTTATTTTAAGAAAACTAAGAAAAAAGCTTCTATAGACTTGATGGGTACAGCCTTTGTACAGAACATTGAGGGTTATGTAGAAATATTTCCAAATAAGAAACTATCTTCCGGAAAGTATGCCAGAGTAAATCCTAAGAATCTAGAAGCACCATTCAGGTGGTTTTTTGAGACCTATGACTATGACTGGGTTACTATTTTTGCTGCAACAGAGAAATATGTAAGTGAATATGAGGTAAAGAGATATGAGTTCATGAGAACTGCACAATATTTCCTCAGAAAACAAAACTTAGATAAGTCTTATGAATCAGATTTAGCCACTTATTGTGAAATTGTTAGAGATAATCCAGACGGAGAAGTAGTTTATTTTAAAGAAAGGGTAGTTTAATGAATGTAAAGATTATACTGATTGCATTAATGTCAACAGTAATAAGCTATTTAGCTGTTAATGAATTTATTATAGAACTTTCTTTTTGGAAATGGCTAGGTATTGAGTTTATTACAACCATTATGCATTTTGTATATACTTTAAGTAAAAAAGATATACAAACTAAACAAGAATAAAATGTCTGAATTATTTAATGGTGCAAGACCCTTATTGCCTGTAAGTGAAAGACAGGCTTTAGAAAAAGCTCTTTATAAAATGAAAGCTAGAAGACAGGGACAATTAAGGTCTCTGAAAAGTTCTTGGCCTAAGTTTAATGATGCTTTTTGTGATGGGTTAGAATGGAGAACTATCACCGTAGTAGGTGCTAGACCTGGAACTGGTAAAACTTTATTCATGGAACAATTAATCAGTGATATTATAGAATATAACACTGATCAAGAGTTTAGAGTATTGAAGTTTCAAATGGAAATGGTTGATGAAACCAGTGGTATAAGAAAATTAAGTCTGAGTACGGGGTCTGATTACAATACATTAATGAGTAAAGGAGGTAAACAAGTTGATAAAACTATATTTGAGAAGTGTGTAGATTACTACAAAGCAAGTGCAAATAAAGATTTTATTAATGTAGTTTATGATTCTTGTACTGTAGATGAGATGTGTGCAACCATTCATTATGAGATGGAGAAATACAAAAAATCTGATGGTACTTATTCCAACATGCTTGTTGCAATAGATCACTCTGCTTTATTTAAGAATGGCAAAGGACAAAAAGATAAATTTGAGATGTTAGGAGGTCTTGGTGAATCACTCACTATGATGAAGAAAAAATATCCAATAGCATTTATTGTTCTAAGTCAGTTAAATAGAAACATTGATGATCCTAAAAGACAAGAGGATGGAGTATATGGTAATTATGTATTAGATTCTGATATCTATGGTTCTGATGCTTTATTACAACATGCTGATGTGGTTATGGGTATTAATAAGCCTTCTATAAGAAAGATAAGGCAGTATGGTCCTGATAAGTATATCATTGAAGATGAAGATGTGTTAGTATTTCACTTCTTAAAGTCTAGAAATGGTACCACTAGAATCAGTTTCTTTAAATTAGATAGAACAACTATGAGAATTATAGAAATTGATACTCCACCTCAAGCAATTAAACAAAAGATTTCTTCAATTTAAAACTAAATTATGACAATTAGAAAAGAAAAAGAGAAAGACTTCTATGTGAAACATATAGAAACTTTCAAAAAGCTTAAGCTATCTGATCCTTTCTTCCTGATTAAAACAGCTTTTTTTCAGAAAGGTAAGTATGGTAGGCAAGTTCAGTTCTTTGAATCTGAACTCAGTAAAGGTGAAGACATTTACCTTGAATTTTATGATAATGTCACTGATGCTAATGGTTCTGTTATAGATATAACACCATTTTTTACAGACAGACAGTTATTTAAGTATAGACATAATCCGTTCTATGCTGAAGAATATGAAACAAAAAATGGTACTAATTATAAAGGTGAACCTTATAATCTTTATACAGTTCCTATGGCAGAATTACTAGCCGTACTACCAAATGGTACTGAGATAACTTATGCACTATATGAAAAAAGGAAAGCTGAAGCAGAAGCTAAGAAAGAAGATGAGGAACTTCCAAAACTACAAAATAGTTTAAGTTTGTTTCCTGACTTTGATGAACAGTTTAATGCTATTAAGCCTAAGGAGATTGAACTAATAAGTGAAGATGATTCTGATTTACAAAGTATGTCAGTTAGAGACTTTGCGGCCATTATGTTAAAATCTCCTGTAAGTAAAAAACAATGGTTAAATGATTTAATCTTAAAATTAAAACAAATATGAGCATAGTACTTCCAACAAGTAAAGTAGCTGCAACAAGAAAGAATCCTAAGAGAATAGTAATTTATTCTAAGCCTAAAACCGGTAAAACTACTGCTTATGCTGGTTTAGAAAACAATTTAATTTTGGATTTAGAGAATGGTGCTGATTACATAGATGCTCTTAAAATGAAAATTGGTTCATTAAAAGAACTAATTGATACTGGTAATGCAATAAAAGAAGCTGGTAAACCATATAAGTATGTTACTATAGATACTGTAACAGCATTAGAAGATATGGTGATGCCTTTAGCAATAAAACTTTACAGAGCCACGCCTATGGGTAAAAACTTTGATGGAGAAACTGTTGCAAGCTTACCAAATGGTGCTGGGTATTTATATATCCGTCAAGCATTTTTTCAAGTTTTAGATTTTATTGATAACTTAGCTCCCACTATAATTTTATCTGGTCACATAAAAGATAAACAGGTAGATGATAAAGGTGAGTTAGTTATGTCTGCTAACATAGATCTAACAGGTAAAATAAAATCTCTAATTTGTGCTAATGCTGATGCTATTGGTTATATGTATAGAAAAGGTAACAAAACCATTCTATCATTTAAAACCAATGATGAAGTAACTTGTGGTGCAAGACCTGAGCATTTAAGAAATGAAGAAATAGTGATTACAGAGTTAATTGATGGAAAGATAATTACATCATGGGAAAAAGTGTTTATTTAATAATTTAAAAAATAAGAAAAATGGGATTAAGTACAACAGATTTAGGAAATAGTGGTTCAGGATTACCAAAAACAATTGCACCAGGTAACCATACATTGAAAATTAATAGTATCTCTTTAGATGAATATTCATTCATTCCTGGAGCATATCATTTAGTTCTTAATGTAGAAACAGAACCAATTGAAGGTTTTGAAGGTTTTATGATTGATAAAGATGATGCAAGTAAAGGTCATCATGCAGGTCAAATTGGTAGAGTAAAAGCTAGTCAGTATGCATTTGCTGATGGTGAAACTAAATCAGGTATTAAAATTCAGAGAGATAGATCTATAATGATCTTCTTAAAGAATTTATCTTCTACCTTTGGTATTAACAACTGGTTTGTAGAACAAGATAACAAATTTGACACTATTGAAGATTTTGTTAAAAATTTCAGTAAAAATGCACCAATTAAAGATAAATTCTTAAACTATTGTGTTGCTGGTAAAGAGTATATGAGCAAATCAGGTTATGTAAACTTTGATATGTATTTACCAAAAGCAGATAATGGAAAATATTCTTATGGTGATGTTTCAACTGGTAAAGTAGTAGCATATAGTGAAGAAAAACATCTTAAAAAGATGGAAGTAGCTGAAGTAAAACAATTTGGAAGCAAAGATGATGATTTATCAATTCCAAGTAAATCTTCTAGTGACTTCATGTTAGATTAGTAACATACTTTTGATAATACTAAGGGGAGTCTTAATAGTCTCCCCTTTTATTATCTCTAAACTTTTTCAATTATGATTTCAACAAGAACAATTGTATCTGATTTAGCAGATGTACCTAAAGAATGGGTATTTGAAAATTATTTAACATTACCTGAATCATTAAATGGTCAAGACTTAAAAATACATTCTGTTTTTGTAAAAGAAAAGACTCCTTCTATGTGTGTTTATATAGAGGGTAAAACTAACTATAAATACAAAGATTTTTCATCTGGCAAAGGTGGAGATGGTATAGATTTAGTTGTCCAGTTGTTTAATATATCTTCTAGAGGGGCAGCGGTACAGAAAATAATGCATGACTATACAGATTATATATCTAAAAATGGTCATGTTGTTAAATCTTATATACCAGAGAACAGATATCAAGTTACTGATTATGAAATGAGGCATTGGAATACATTAGATGTAAAGTTCTGGACTGATTTTGAGATTAGTTCTGGTTTACTTAAACAATATAATGTATGTCCATTAGGTTATTATGAACTAAGTAAAGATTTAGCTGATGGTACTACTAAGACTTTAACATTTAAAGGACAGTATATTTATGGTTATTTCAGAACTGATGGTACTTTGTATAAGATTTATCAGCCAAAACAGAAAGAGAAAAAGTTTCTGAAGCTTAAAGACTATACTCAAGGTCTTGATCAACTTACTTTTAGTACTAAGTATTTATTAATAACTTCTTCTCTAAAAGATGTTATGTCTTTTATGAAACTGGGTATTAAGAATATTGAAGCAATTGCACCAGATAGTGAAAATTCTATGATTAAGGCAAGTTATATTCTTAATGCTATCAAACATTA